GCTACGCGGACGTTGCCGATTCCGACACGCACGATCCGCTCGGAACGGAATCGCCGTACTCGGTGTTCTTCGCTTCGGCGTCCGGCGTCAAGAGCGTGCAATGGGACTTCAGCAGCAAGAGCACGACGTATGGTTATCCGTTCTGGCAAGTGGGCAGGCCATTCGTCGGCAACTATTTCGAGCCTAATCGAAGTGCCGCTTACGGCCTGACCTACGGCCTCGGGGAGAACGCGGAGTTGGTGCGCACGCGCGGCGGTTCAAAGCAAGGTGTGGCCGGCGCGAGTTGGAGGATTCTCAATTTCGATCTCAACGGCATCGACGAGGACGAGATGCCTACATGGATCGACGTCATGAATATCGCGCAGACCAGCCAGGACGTAGCAGTGTCGATCTTTCCCGGCGACGGTGGCCGCAAGGAGCGAGATCACACGATCAACGGCACATTTTCACGCATCGATGACGTCGGGCGGCAAATTCGAGTGCTGACCAAGAAGTTCCAGATCGAGGAAAACTGATGCTCGAAGAAATCTACCGCCGCCACGTCGCCGCGAATACCGCGATCTCCGCGCACCTTCCCCGCCTGCGTGCGCTCGCCGAAGGCTGCGACGTCGCGGTCGAATTCGGCGTCAAGCGCGGGGCGAGCTCGTCGGCACTTCTGCTCGGTGCGAAGCGCGTCATCAGCTACGACATCGCGGCGACGTCCGAGGCGCGGGAATTGAAGCGGCTGGTGCCGGCGTGGGATTACCGGATCGGCGATTCGCGTGAGGCCGACGTGCCGGAGTGCCAGCTTTGTTTCGTCGATTCACTGCATACGTTCGACCAGGTCGATGCAGAACTCGGCCATGCGGACAAGGTCAGCCGTTACCTCGTGTTCCACGACGTTACAACCTTCGGGGAAGTCGGTGCCATGGGCGAAACCGGGCGCCAGTCATGGACCTACGTCGCCGGCCGCGGCTCGGTACCGCCGGAGCATCGCGGCATCCGCCCGGCCATCGACGAACTGATGATTCGCGATCCCTCGTGGCGCATCGTCGAGCGCCGCGTCGAGAGTCACGGCCTGCTCGTGCTGGAGCGCAGATAGTGGCCTTCATCCTCAAAAACTCGGTGATGATCCATGCGCCGAAGACCGGTGGCACGTGGGCCTACACCGCGCTGCACGAACAGGGCTGCGTCCGCGGGATCCTGTGGAGCGCTGACAACAACCCGCACCCGTCGACGGCCGAGGTTCGCGCCATGCTCGGCGATGTCTTCACGTTCGCCTTCGTTCGCCGGCCGGTGCGATGGCTCCGCTCCTATTGGGCGGCGTCGTTCATCAATCGCGGCATGGGCGCTGACCGCGTACGCTTCGGCCGTTCCCCATGGGCGGAGTTCGCCGAGTGCGAGGCGCCGACATTCCTGATCTTCGCGACGCGGTACCTCGAACAGTGCCCCGGAGCCGTGGGCAGGTTGTTCGCGCGCTACACCGATGGCATCGACTTCGTGTGCCGTTACGAGTCGCTGCAGGCCGATCTCGCATCGGCGCTGCAACGCGCGGGCGAGGCCGTCGACTTCGATCGGATCGCGGACATGGCGCCGGTCAACCGGGCCGCGAGCATGCCGCTTGGCGAGTTGGCCGAGATCCCGGAATCGGTCGCGCAGGCGATCAGGCAGGCCGAGCGGGAATATCTCGGCGCGCATTATCCAGAATTGGCGGTGGCGGCGTGATCAACTACATCGGCGTGATCTCTCGCGAAGACGCCGAACTTCTGAAGTCGCTGGCCGAAGAGGCAGATCGCATCCTCGAATTCGGCGCGGGCGCATCGACGCAGGTGTTCTCCGCGTATTGCAAGGGTGCCATCGATTGCGTCGAGACTGTCCATGAGTGGGTCGACAAGACGACGCGTAACCTCGAAGTGCTGCAGATCGGTCGCAACGTGCGGTTTCTTTGCCCGCGCCCCTTCGGCCGGGTTTTTTCGGAGATTGGCGCCTACGACTTGATATTCGTGGACGGCGCAGACGAGTTGCGTCAGTCGTTCGCGTTGTGTTCTTGGGTGCATCTGAGGGCAGGTGGCACGATGGCCTTTCACGATACCCGGCGAGGGACGCCGCACGGCCTGTCCGAAACATCCGACGTTCAGAATGTGTGCGCGCTGATCGCGCGCTGCGCGCCCGAGATCGATTCGGTCATCCTGAACGCCATGGACTCGAACACGACGCTGATCCGGAAGCGCGCGCCGCTGCCGTACGTCGATTGGCAGAAGACCGAAGGTCGGACGGACGCGCAGATGGGAATCGCATGATCGTCGTCTACACCGCGGTTTTCGGCGGTTCCGACTCGCTGAAGAAAGCGCCCCCGGCCGACCGTTCTGTCTGCTACACCGACGACCGGAAGTTGGCCGGGAACGGCTGGGAGATTGTGCGCCGCGAGGCGCAGAAGCCACGTCGCGCGGCTCGCATCGTGAAGATGACGCCGGACCAACTGTTTCCCGAAGCGGCGGCCTCGATCTGGGTCGACGGCTCGATCGAAATCCGCGACTGGCCGGCGCTCCTGCGCGACATCGGCGACGCGGAAATCGCCTGCCTCGCGCATCCCGACCGTTCGAACTGCTACGACGAGGGCGAAACCGTCATCCGGCTCAAGATCGCGCACGCGCTCGGCAAGAGCCAGATTCGCGCAGCGCTCGCGAAGTACCGCGCCGAAGGCTTCGCGCCGACCGCGCTCTCGACGACGGGGCTCTTCTACCGACGTCACACGCCGAAGGTCGCCGCGTTCAACCGGCGCTGGAGCGGCGAGCTCGACCGCTACGGGACCAACGACCAGGTGCACGTCGACTATTGCGCGTGGAAGAGCGGAATCTTCGTTCGCTACCTGCGCGGACACTACCGCGACAATCCGTACGCGGTCTATGATCGTGTCGACCATCACCGGCGTCGCAAGCCGCAGTTCCTACCGGAGAAAGAGTGTGAGCACTATCTCGCGTAAGTTGTTTTCTGGATTGATCGGTCGCGATCTCGTGAAGCGCGCTGGCGAAGCATCCGGCCTTTCTGAAGACGAACTCTATGCGAAAGCACTACGGAGCGCGGCCGCAGATGACGTGCTTGCGGCGCTGCGGTTGGCGCTGACTGTAATGGACGCGTCCGATCCAGATACGATGGATGTGATCGAAATCTGCGTAGCCGCGATCCAAAAGGCCGAAGGACGCGAATGATCTGGCGTGACGACGACGTCCTGATGAAGCCGCGCGACCTAGAGCACCTGCTCGCCGTCGACGACCTGCTGAAGCGCCACGGCCAGTTGCACACGGTCGCCATCATCGGAGAGACGCTTACCGCTGATCTCGGGGCGATCATCCGCGAACGCGGGATGTCGGCGCAGGTGCACTGCTGGTCGCACGACGATCTGTCCGTCAATGCCGAGGCGGTTGCCGACCTGCCGCTCGCGGTCGGCGCGATCGAGCACATGGTCGGCGTCAGGCCGACCGTGCTCTACCCGCCGTGGAACCGGACGAGCCCGATGCTCGAAGAAGCCGCTGCCGCGCTCGGCCTGACCGTATCGGCCGAGAAGATTTCCCTCGAACAGTTCGTGCGCTGCGGTGGCGACGTTGCCGAAGGCGTCTGCAATTTCCACTTCTGGCACGCGCCGGAGCGGGCGCTGCTCAAGGTGGCGCTGGCGCTATGAAGATCACGGACTACGCCCCGCGCGCCGCGCCGTTCGATTCCTACCTGACCGGTCGCGATCTGGTCGGCGTCGAAGTCGGGGTCGACGTCGGGGCGCACGCCGAGGCGATGCTCACGTATTGCCCGGTCGCGTATCTCACGCTCGTCGACATCTGGCCGAATCCTTGGTGCCGCGGATATTGCGAGGGCAGGCTATCGCGCTTCCGCGGACGGTTCACTGCGAAGCAGAATCCGTCCGTCGTCATCGCCGAGGCGTACGCCGACGACGTTCGCTGCGGGTCGCTCTGCCTGCTCGACTTCGTCTACATCGACCAGGAGCACGGCGCCGAGTCCGTAGCCGCCGACCTGCGCGCCTGGTGGCCTCTTCTGAAGCCTCGCGGCGTGCTCGGGTACCGGAACTACACCGGCAACGGGACGCCGCTGGATGGGGCCATAGATGCCTTCGTAGGGGCATTGCCGGCGGGCGAGGCGACGCGGCACGTCGAGGACGGCGAGATCGTGCTGGTGAAGGCGTGAACCTACGCGCGATTATTTCCCGCTTGGGCCTCGGTCGGCATCGCGTCTCGACAAGCCGCGATACGGCGGAGGAAACGAAGGTTCCGCTATTTGGTACGCGTTTTGGTACGCGCGGCGATTGTGACTGGCCAGATATGCCGGATTGCTGGCATAAATGGTTCGCTCGTTACCCGGTCAGGCTCGGAAAACTAGAATTCCGGCATTCCGGCAAGGATGACAGTTATCGCGAATGGTACGTCGTGACCGGCGATTGGGTCGTCGGGCAGTGGGTGTATCGGCGCATGCATCCAGCAATCGATCGGCCGGAATATTTACTAAAGCCGGATTACCGTTCGTGAAGATCACCGCCCTCACCCCGACCTGCGACCGCCCCGTAGGGATCGCGCTGCTCGAGGCGATGGTGCACCGGCAGACCATCCGCCCCGACCAATGGATCGTCGCCGACGGCGGGGCGGTTCCGGCGCGGTGCACGATGGGGCAGATCCACATCCACGATCCGCGGCCGGCGGGCGCGCTCAACTTCGCGACGAACCTGCTGAACGGCATCGCGGCGGCGAGCGGCGAACTCCTCGTCGTGATCGAGGACGATGATCATCTCGCGCCCACCCACATCGAAACCATGGCCGCAGTCGCCGCGCGCGGCTACGACCTGATCGGCTCCGAGGACATCCAGCGCTATTACAATGTCGCGACGCGCTCGTACCTGATGCTGAACAACATCGGGGCCAGCCTGTGCCAAACCGCGATGACGCGCGCCATGCTTCCCGCATTCCGCAAGGCGATCCAGACCTGCATGGGGCGCAACAGCTTCGGGATCGATACGACGCTTTGGCGCTCGGTCCCGCAAAGCGGCTGGGGCTTCACGCGGCAGAGGACTGTCGTCGGCATCAAGGGGCTACCCGGCGCGAAGGGACTCGGCATCGGGCATCGGCCGGACGCGCGCTGGAAGCCGGATCCAGACCTCGCGAAGCTGCGCGAGTGGATCGGCGCCGATGCGGACGTTTACGCGGAGTTCCGAATGCCCGTTCCGCTGGCGGAACGACCTTCGAACTTCGGCGCTGCGGCGCCGTTTTCATTTCAACCATGAGGAAAAAAATGCCGCCGCGCTCTCTGTTTCACACGCTTGGAGGCGGCTTCGATATTTCGCGCCTGGTCGAGCAGATGATCCCGACCGTCATCATGGGGATCGTGATCATCTACGCCAATTCGCTGGTCTCGTCGTCGCAGATAGGCGGCTTGAAGGAGCAGGCGAATCGCACCGATGCCGTTCTTTCGATCCTGCAGAACGGTCTCAATTCAACCAATGTCGAGACGGCGCGATTGAACGCGCAGGTTGTTGCATTCCTCGGCCAACAAGTAACGCTCAACGCGGCGATGGACGCGCGCCTTACCTATCTGGAGCGCTCGCGCGAAAACGGCAGCGTGACGGTGATTCAGCCGCCGTCAGGATCTTCCTCGACGACGATTCAGCCGCGGCACCGATAACCCGCGGTTGGCAAAGGAGAAATAATGGATCTGATCTCGCTGCTCGTAACCATCATCATCTTCGCGCTGATATTCTGGCTCGCGACGTGGATCATCAGACAGACGCTGCCGGCTGAAGTGCAGAAGATCGCGCTGGTCATCGTTGGCGTTATCGCGCTGCTGATCCTGTTGAGCATGATCACCGGCTACGTGCCGCTGCTGCGCTACCGATAAGTCATGGACGCCGATCGCGCCGATCAAGCACTGGTCGGCGGCGATTCCGCGCGTCCGTCGTCATCTAAATGCACGAAGCAAGCGTTAATCGCGAATGGGCTATAACACCGCGCTCGGTTCGTATCTGAAAGGCTTGCGTAGGAAGCCGACGCCTGCCGATGTCGAGACCGCTATCCGTCGACATTTCGCTACAGAGGCGAAACGAAGACTTATGCGTTACGTCCATGTCGGCGATGGCTGCTGGGAATGGACTGGCCTAGCGGTTGCGCGCGGAGGATATGGGAAGCTCAATTTCTCAAAGGTCATTGTCCGCGCGCATCGACTTTCGTACATTCTTCACGTCGCTCAGATTCCGCTCGGAATGCAGGTTTGCCACCACTGTGACAATACGAAATGCGTTCGTCCCGACCATCTGTTTTTAGGATCGCCGCGAGACAACACTCGCGACATGATGGCGAAGGGGCGCCAGAGCGCACCCCCGCTATTCAATCGAGAAACGCACCCGAACGCCAAATTGAGCCGCGCGCAGATTCAAGAGATTGCGTCGGCATCAGGCGCGGCGCGAATTGTGGCTGCTCGCTACGGCGTGTGCGCGAAGACCGTATATCGCGCGCGCGGCGGACTCCTAGAGTAACGCCATGCCGGACGCCGATCGCATCGTCGAAAAATATCTCGGCGGTGCGGCGGCTCCGCGTCGTTCGCGCGGGATACGTGATAACAATCCGGGGAATATTCGGCCCGGTGAGCACTTCAAGGGCGAAGTCGGCGAGGAAGGCGGCTACTGCATCTTCGACACGCCGGAGAACGGTATCCGCGCCATCGCCGTCGATCTGCTGACGAAGTACAGGCGCGGCTTAACGACAATCCGCTCGATCATCGCGGTGTATGCGCCACCCTCCGAGAACGACACCGAGGCGTACATCAAGGCAGTGTGCGCCGATACCGGCTGCCTCGATTACGCGTGGATTCACCTGACCGAGCCAGCCGTGCTTGGTTCGATGGTCGGCGCGATCATCAAACACGAAAACGGGAGCGATCCGTACAGCGGCGAACAGATCGCGGCAGGCGTATCGGCGGCGCTCGCATGAAAGACCCGCGCGAATTCTGGGCGATGATGATTTGCCTCTGCGTGATCGCCGTGTTTCTCGGCTGGGTTGTCTTTGAACTCGTCAAGGAGGTCCTATGAGCACTCGCGTCAAGTGGACGGCCTTATGGGGCGGTCTCGCAATCCTGTCGACGTTCGTGCTCATCGTGCTCCTCGTCGATCATTTCGAGGCGAAGCTGGAAAAAATCAACTGGCCGCTCGTGTCGCTGGTCTGCGTCTTCGTGTTCGGCGGCCTGATCGTCTATCGCTGGAACGCGGACATCACGAAATACAACTTCATCGACATGGTGATGAACCAGAAGACCGGGAAGGCGGACCCGTACCGGCACCTGCTGTTCCTGTTCGCCGGCATCGCCGCGTGGGCCATCGTGCAGGTCGTGCTCGCGAAGTCATGGGATACGTTGACGCCGTTACTGACGCTCGTCCTCGGGTTCTTCGTCGCCAAGCCGACCGTTGACGGCATCGCCGACGCATGGGCGTCGCGTCCGGCGTCAACACCGTCAGACGGCGCCGGTAATCTGCAACAGGTCATTAATGCGCCAGCGGCGGACACGGTGAATGCGCAGCCGTCGCCTGCGCAACCAGACCCGGCCGAAGCGGCGACCGACGTCGGACCGCCGACGATCCAGAAGGCGAGGAAGGGCAAGCGGTGACCAACTCGCTGCAGCGGTCCAATTGCCTGATCTTCGCAGTCAGGCGCTGGATGCGCGACGGCGGTTATTTCATCGTCCGCAAGTCGAAACACGGCTGGTGGCCGCATTTCATGTGGGCGAGATCGCTCAAGGGACTCGCGATCGAACAGTGGATTCCGTCCCCGCCGAAGCAATGGGAAGACCTGCCGCGCTGGCAAAAGATATTGCCCGTCCATGTCATGCTGTTTCGCGGCCGATTGAAGCGCGACGATGATTGACTCGCTCATCAAGTACGCCGTCATCGCCGCGATCGCAGGTGCGGTCATCGCCGCGGTCATCGGCGCATGGGAGCACTGGATCGCCGAGCCGTACCGCATCCAAGGGGACGTTCGCACCGAAACAAGGCTTCAGCCGCAGATCAATTCGCTGTCGAAGCAACTGACAGACGCGCTCAACGTGAACGCGGGATTGCAAAGCCAATTCGCGGCATTGCAAAAGTCGTTCGCCGATTACGCGCAGGAGCGCATCGACGCCGAGGTCAGGGCCAAGGCAGCCCTCGCCGCAGAGACCGCGCGCGCTGATGCCAACGCCGTCGAACGCGGCCGTCTGACCGCAATCCTCGTTCGTCCGAAGTCAACCGAATCCACGGAGATCGTCTGTGCGCGCGCTGCTTCTATTCTCGACTCTGTTATTGACGGCTTGCGGTAGCCAGCCGGTCGCGCCGGAATTGTCTGTCGGCAAAGTCATGGGCGTGCCGACGCCGGTTGGGACGCCGTGCATCGAGGACGCCGACATTCCGACGCTCGCGCCCGCGAAGCCGTTGGCATCGGACGCGGATCGTGAACAGAAGGCCGCGTGGCTGAAGCTGCGCATCGACGAGGATATCAAGCCGTACATCGCGAAACTGCGGGCCGCGCTCATCGCCTGCTCATCTGGAGGAAAGTGACATGAACGCATACCTGATCACGGCGATCGTTTTCGCCATCCTTGCCGCCATCGGCATCGCCGTGCTGATTCACCGTCGCAGCGATCCAGCCGCGAAGGTCGAAGTCGTCTCGTCAATCAGTTCGTCGCTCGGCAAGGTCGTCAGCGCCGCCGTCGCGTCGCACGTCCGCGCGCTGGGCGAGGACATGAAATCGCACGTCGACGGATGGGGCAAAGCGATTCGGACGGACATCGCGAACGCGACCTCGAGGACGCCGCAGCAGCATGCGGCCGACGCGCTCTCAGAGATGGCCGGCGACTCTGCATCGCAGTTCGGCGCGCCCGTCCAGCACGCGGACGGCATGACCACGATTTCGAAACTCGATCCCGCCGCGCCTGCCGCGTCCGATGCCGCCGAACTTCCTCCTGCGGCGGCAGCGCCAACGTCAGTCGTGGTGCCGTCTGCGGGCGTCGGCGGGACCACGCTCGATCCCGTGCAGGCGAAGCACGCCTATTACGCTGCAATCATCGCCGCCGGCAAGCAGGCTGAAGCAGCCGACGCCGCCCTGACGGCCAAGGAAACTGAACTCGCGGAGTTGACGAAATGATCCAATGGCTGAAGAAAATCGCAGCAGCGTTTCGTCCGGCGACGAACCAGAAGCCGGTCGACATCGCGTGGCCGCAGGGCGGGAACGTCCGCGTCCAGGCACCCGACTTCAGCGATCAGACGCTGGTCATCCGCTTCACCACGCCGCCGGTATCGATTCGCACGCCGTCGCTGCAGGTATCGCAACTGGCGCGTGCGCCGCAGGTGTTCCGGGTGGCCACGCTGGCGACACAACCTGGCATCGTGGCCTCTGGCCCCGGCACGTCCGAAACCATCCTCGGCTCGGCGGTGAGCCAGAGCCCGGTATTCCGGCTCACGGTCGGGACCGGCCGGATGGGCCTGATCGGGCTGAAGCCGGACACGACGTATTACCTCAACGTCGTCAACCGCGACAACTACGGCGGGCCGTCGAACTGTGTGGGGAACTGCGGCGTGAACATCGATTTCACGAATTGAAACCGTTCCCCGCGGCGCCTGAGCTCTCGCCGTACCCTGACGGCGTGACCTGGTGGCTGCGCAAGCCATTCACCTATCACGGCTTCAGCGGGACCGTCGTGGTGCCGTCAAAATTCCAAAGCGACTTCGCTTCCGTGCCGACCGTGGTCACCAACATCTTCCCGCGATGGGGCGTCTACGGTCCTGCGGCGATCATTCACGACTGGCTGTACTGGACCCAGCGCTGTCCGCGCAAGACCGCCGACGACACGTTTCTGGAAGCGATGACCGCGCTCGCGGTGCCAGCGTGGAAACGCCAATGCCTGTACCGCGCCGTCAGGTGCTTCGGCATGTTCGCGTGGGCGGATAATGCGCGACTGGCGATGGAAGGCTATTCTCGGATCAAAAGCGTCCGTGGCCCGATCAACTCGCCGGGCTGGAAACGCAAGCTGATCGCATCGACCTTGCTACCGGCGAAACGAACCTGATGGCTGCCTCGCACTGGGATGAATGCCCGCAGTGCGAGCGCATCTACTGGAATGATCGGGGCTCGCGCACGGCGTGCAGCCAGACGTGCGCGAACAAGGCGCGCTATGACAAATCGTTCAGCGAATCCTTCACGCGCTTCCTGAATCAGCCGGAGACGGTCGATCAGCGCGAGGCTATCCTGCTGGCGTGGAAGCGGGTGTTCCGGTAGCTACCGACAAACCACCGTCGGCACCCACGGCTGTGTACCGTTATTGTGTCCGCGCGAGCAGAATCGGGCAGTCTTCTCGCGTCCGCACGTCCGATATTACATCTCCCCTCCTAGCGTCCATCACGGTCATTTTTCGGACGCCAATCGGCTGATCGTCCTGATTCGTCGACTCTTTCCATCAGTCTCGAAATCACGTATACCGCAAGGTATCCAGGGTTCGAATCCCTGTCTCTCCGCCATTTCCTCGATAGTGACCGCTAACCGTTGTCCACAATTGCGGTGAACGTGTCCACTATTTTCGACTCATGGCGCGTCCTAGATAGGCTCGTGATCAACGCAGCCGAAGTCCGGTTCGGTCGCCATGCACGGCCCATACTCGCACCACTTACGGTCGATCCTGAAGTGCGATCCCGGTGTGCCCGCGCGCTCGCATAAGCGAACTTCGGCGCCATAGCCCATATCCTCCGCCTCGTCTTCGCTCGGCTGCTGCCAGTAGCGACACGTTTTGCAGCGTCTCATTTCGCAATTCTCCGCATGATGGGCTTCGCGCGCTCGCCGATCCTGCGCCGGCGGTAGATCGCTGTCGTCGCTTCGGACGCGTGCCCGAGAAGGGCTTGCGCGGCCTTCAGGTCGTCCGCATCGCTGCCGGCCTTGCTCCGCATGTCGCGCAGTTGCCACGTCGCGCCAGCGGCCTTCCTGGCCTTCCAGAAGCGCTTGCGCATCGCCTGCAGGTTCAGCGGCGCGCCGTCCTCGGCGATCAGGTAGAGCGATGGCGGATTCGATTTCAGCAGCGCATCGACCAGCGGCTTGAGCGGGCCGACCAGTTCGACGCGCGTCGCCTCGCCGGTTTTCGTGCGGCGCACGTTCAGGTAGCCGTCGCGCACGTCCGCGCGCCGCAACCGCAGCACGACGGATGGATCGGCACCGGTGCGATAAGCCAGTTCGAGAAAAGCGGCGAGCGTCGCGCCGCAGTGCGGTAGGACTGAGGCGAGCGATTCATCGGTGACGTAGACCTTGCGCGTTGCCTTCGTGCCGCGAATGCCGGCGCACGGGTTCGGCACCGACGTGAGGCCCGACGCGCGGGCGAAATTGAACAGCGCCGACAGCAGCGCCTTCAACCGCGTGGCGATGATCTTCCCTCCGTGTCGTCGGCCGTTCTCGTCGATGCGCTTCTTGCCGCATTCCTTGAGCATCGCCGAGACGTGTTGCGGCTCGATCTCGTCGAGGCGGAACCCGCGAAACATGACGAGCAGCATGTCGAGCTGGCGGTCGTAGCCCGCTTGCGTGGCTGCGGCCTTCGACGCGAGCTCGTCGCGCCGGTAGCGGTCAACCGCGTCCTCGAATGTCCCCGGCTCGACGTGGCCGGAATGCAGTTCAGCGTACTTGCGCAGCGCCGTACGCAGGTCGCCGCCAATCGCGACGCCCGCCTTGCCGTAGTAGTAGCGCGCGTGGCCGCCACGCACCTTGCGGTACATGAGTGGCGGCAGGTCCAGATCGCGGGTGCGACGACGTCCCATCGGGGCGAACATCCTACGCCGCTCCCTTGACGAGGGTGAAATCGGGCTTCCTTGGCAGGCGAGCCGGTTGCTCGAGCGGCGCGTCGGCGATCATCCGGCGCTCGTAGTACCCGCGCGCCACGCGGGGGAAGCCCTCGCGCGTGATCTCGAAGCGCCAACGCTTCGCGCGCAGCCACTCGATCTGCCCGGACTTGCGCCGGTAGCCTGTCAGCGCATACAGTTCGTCGGCGGTCAGAAACATTCGTTGGCAATGCGCAGCAGGATCGCCGCATGGCAGCGATCTGGCTCGCCAGGCGCGGGCAGCGGACACCAGCACGCGAGATTCTTTCCGCACAGTTCGCGCTTGATTTCTCCGACGGTCGTCGCGTCTCGCGAAGTGCTGCGCGACGGGATGCAGCCGAAGCGTTGCAGATCGCGCTCAAACCGAGCTACAGCTTCTTCCCGGCCGCTCCCAACGATCGTGTGCGGGTTGCCGAACTTCGTCGACCGATCCACCTTGACCGTTCCCGCCGGCATCTTCCAACCTTTGCGCCGCGAAAGCTGAATGCGGATCGGCATCATTCGTCGATCCTGCGCCGTATGTAGTCGCTTTCCGGCGACGCGAAAAACTTGCGTATTTCCGCAAACTTGCGTGCATCGCAGCACGGCCGGCGGAAGACGATTTCCCAGTTCGCCCGTGGCCTCTGTGCATAGCTGATAAATCTCGGCGATGGTTGCGTTCGCGGTCCGCGCTTCCTGCGCATGCGATTGCGCTTCCAATTTCAGCCGCTCTATCAGTGCATCACTCATGCGTATCCCCCAAAAGCACTTCGGTTCATTTGATTACCGTCACTTGAAGCCACTTCGCCGGCCTGCTGATTCCAAAGCCAGCGGGCAACATAGAGACGAAGCGTTCACAGCGCCGCAAAATGGGCACCCTAGGTCGCTCAAAATGAATGCGGCGATGTCTCGCCCGGTCCCGTTGCCTGCGGATCCGTCCTCTGTAGCGAGCCACTTGACGTCGCCCAAGTTGCGCACCTTCGCGCCGGCCGCAATCAGCATCAGTATCCATTTGTCGATCGGATAGACGAGCACGACGCTCTTGCCCTTGCGATGCTCAGCAATGGCTTTGCGCGCCCATGCCGTCGGTCCTTTCTTCTTGCCGTTGTGAACGATGGATCCGAACGGAGGGTTGACATAATTGGAAGCGCCCCATTCGCAGGTAAGCCCGTCGAAAGATTCCGGCTTTGGATAGGGGCACGGATCGAAATCGAATTGGAACTCGGCATGCAGCGGTCCGTAGACATAGGGCGGCGTAATCCAATAGTGCTTCTTATCCTCGCCGTTGCCATCATGAAACTTGTTGGCAAGCGGCGGCTCTACACCGAGTCCGAGAAGTTGCTGGTCGCTCACGCCTTTCGCTCCGCAGTCTGTTCGCCATCCCGCTTGCTCGCAGGTGGCGTTGCTCCAATGACCCGAATGGCTGAATTGACGGCATCGCGAAACGTCTGATAGCGCCCCGGCATGCCCGTGATCGCGAATGCATCGGGGTCGAAATACGCCTCCGCGCGGTCGATGCACCACGAGTACGCGTCGCGCTCTGCCCGCAACTTCGCCGCATCCCGCGCATCGTCGTCACGTTGGGCGTCGCTCCGTTGGGCGAGTTCGTCGCAGGCCGCATGCCAATTGGCCTGGGCTGTTCGCGCGTCCGCTTCCCACAGCGCTGCTTTCTTCTCCGCTGTTTGCAGTGCTTTGTCACGTTGAGCGAGGGCCTCGGCAAGCGAACGAATAGCAGACGCGGCGCGGTTCTCAAGATCGAACTGGCGCATGTGACCGCCTGCCCGATACTTCGCCGCGCTTGCTTCAAGTGCGGCAGCGATTTCCTCCACTAGCGCATCCCGAGCAGGCTCCAGCCCATCCCGTAGTGGAGCAGCGTGCTGGCGCTCTCTCGCTGCGAACGTTTCGTGATCCTCCCATTCCTCACCGCACGCCTTGCACGCTTTGAACGGCAGGCCATCAGCCGACTTGCGATAGACCTGTTGCTCGCCGCAATTCGGACATTTCGGCGCGATGGGACACGTGCAGCGAGCGTGCCGATCAGCGGCGGGACCGTGGGCCGCGCAGGGCGCTTCGGTGGGTGGGCGCTCTGCTGGAGCAGCGAATTGCCCAGCCTTAAAGCCTTCCCGGTAGCCACGAGAATATTCGTCACGCATCGCAGTGGCGCGGCGTGCGTTGAGTACCTCCAAGCGAGCCGAAGCATTAGAGCAGGCGCGATCGATGTCTTTCGCTTCGGAGTCTGCGGAAGCGCTGGATGGGTCGGAAGAAGCGATATTCATATGAACCTCGTTTTGCTGTTGAGCGGCGCCGAGAATTGCGTAGTACGCGTCCAACACGTCCTGTGCCGTGACGCAACGCTGAGATCGGGCTGTGAAAGCTTCGGCGCGGTAGGTCGCAATCATTCGCTGCTTGTCTGTCGGCTCTCTCGGTATCTGTACGGGTAGTGGCTGTGCGAGGTATGCGCGGGCACAAAATGGACACGTCACCGCTTCACGCTGTTCGGGTGTGAGATTCACAACAAACCTCGATTCATTTTTACAGCGTCCATGTGGCAACTCGCCCCGCCTTCCAGACTCCGACACGAAAGGCTTTGTGTCATCACGCCCCACACCGCCAGCTCCACCCGCGAGCGCACGCCGACCTTGCGCAACAGCGTGGTTATCTGCGTGCGGATCGTGCCGAGCGCCCTTCCTTGCTCCCGCGCGATCTGCTTGTTCATCTTGCCGGCGATGATCGCGGCGAGGATTTCGGACTCGCGGGGCGTCAGGTTCACGACAGCGCCTCGATAGTCATGGCGAGCAAGTCGTGCTCCTGCATCTTGTAGCGGGCGTAAAAGCCTTTCTTGCCGAGCCCATGCAAGCCGCTCGCGCCGCGGTGATGTTCGCTACAGAGCGGAATAGCCAGCCAATCCGAGGCCCGCTGGCTCGCGCCGGTCCATTCCTTTGGATGATGAATCTCTGCCGGCGAATACTGGCCGTTGAGCGTCTTGCACAGCACGCAGCCGAGCGACGCTACGCGGTCCAAGTGATCACGAACGCGACTCACGCCGCCGCCGTGGTCAGCAGTTCCCACGCCTTCTCAAGTTCGGCGAGGAACGTTTCTGCAATGGCCTCGATTCGCTCGATTTCCGACGCGGGCGGCTCGTAACGGCGGATGAAAAGGCGCAGCCGCGCGGACTGAACCCGCGGATCGAACGCGACGAACTCGCACCAGCGCCTGCCGGTGCACGCCATCTGCGCGAGCATCTGCGGCTCGTGCTCCGGTGGGGTTATGCCTGCCCGCAGCCATTCGACGAACGTCGGCGTCGTCGGGCATTTCACCTCGATCAGTCCATCATCGAGAAAGCCGTCCGGCGTCGCGCCGAACATATCGATGCGCGGGTGGTCAAAGAATCCACAGTCCTTGATAAACGATCCGGTCGCGTTCTCGTATTCGCGCTTCGCATCGCATTCGGTTTCGAGCCCCCACTGCATCGCATCGCTGACGAAATGGCGCACCGACAAACCCGTCAGGCGCTCCGCGAGCAAGTCACGCATCAGATCGGCGCGGGCCTTCGCCGGACGCCCGTCTTTCAGCGTCGCCATGCAATCCTTCATCCGGCTCGCAGTGAGCTTGCCCGCTCGGGCGGCGAGCCATTGCGCGCGTTCCGTGTCGTCCATCACGCGGCTTTCTTATCGTCCGGCAGATTGGCCGCAAGATCGGCGCCATAGGCGCGGATCGCGTCATGCGCCTCGTCGTCTTTCGCTTCGGCGGCAACCGCATAGGCGACCTTCATCGCGTCACGAAGTTGCGCCCGCGTCTTCGCCTGTCCGAGTTTCGCTTTCAGCCCCTCGATTTCCGCTTCGCTCAATGGCTGCGGTTCCGCAGATACGCGGCTTTCGTCGTTCTCGCCCGATTCCAGCATCAGGGCTTTGAGGACGGCGTATTTCGTCGCGTAGGACAGCGCCTTGCCAGGCGCCTTGTCGCCCTGATCCTCGGCGTGCGACGACACCGGAATGACACACACGTCCGCCGGATCGTCGACATTGACGAAGGAAACCTCGTACCGTCCCTCATAGCGAAGGATCGGATTGCCGCTCGAAGTCTGCCGCCCGGTAGGAACGACCGCGCCCTCCATCAGCCGCGGGATGACGACGATCCCGTGCTTGACGAAATGCGGGCGGACGATGGCCGTCACCATGTCATGCGTCACCGCTTTGTAGGAACCGCCGCCGCTCACCGTCGCGTCCTTCTGGACGTAGGCGACTTCCTGCATGACCGCTTGCAGGCGTTGATAGATGTTCTTTGCCGGCTCGCTCATTTCATTCCCCTCAACAGTTCCTCGCGGATTCTTCGGGCCTTCTGACTGATTGACCGGCGCATAAAAAAGTAACGCTGCCGCGATTCCTTGCGGAACGCCTCGAACTTCACGTCGGCGGCTTCGGTCATGCGGCGCAGCGCGTCTTCGCACATTTCGTCAATGGTCATGCTGCGTCAGTTGGGTATTCGTCGTTCATGGGGTGAGCAAAACTATTCGATTCATTTGGCAGTGTCAACGCGAGCAGACGAAGCGTCGTGCTGATCTTGCAGCGTTCTTACAGTGCCTTCGGTGTGGGTATCAGCGTCCATACCGCTCGACCTTCTGTTGTTTCCCTTCTGCGTCCTCGAACGACAACCGAGACGCCGGCCTTCGTTGCTTCGTAATCGCGCTCGGCTTCATCTACCGGCAGTTTCTGATTGAGCGCGTACGCGGTTTGCAGACCTTCATGCGCGCGCGGATCGGCGACCCACTCCAATCGCCAATTCCCGGTACCGAAGTGTGTGTTGTAATTCTCATGCTTACAGTCGGAGGTCATGCCTAGGTCGTGCTGCATGTAAAGTTCATGCGAACAAATATGCTGACCAAGTACGTGACCGTCGTCAGCCATCGCCATTGCGTGATACCAGCCCGGTGATCCGCCGTTGTTGAAACAGTAGATCGTATGAACGGCAGCATTTGGGTCCGCATTGCTCATGCTTTTCGCTCCGAAGTCTGTAAGCTGTTGCGTTTGATTGCGTTCACTCGGTCAAATGGATCGAATTGCTTTATCAGTAGATAATCCCCAACCCCACCAAAGACAGCACCATTACTGCAATAGCTGTCCATCGCCATACCCGTTTCGTGTACCAAGGCTGACGGAAATGGTCGAGACTCAAGCCCGACCCGCGCGCGGCAAATTGATTGCGATGGATGGCGTAGGTCGGCTCGTCGTGTGTTTCCACCAAACGGAGGCGAGCGTTCACGGCGCACACTCCATTTGCTCGGCATCAACGCGAGCAAGCGCCGCATCCGTGGACTCCGTTACAGGCGATTCGCCACGTCGGAGCAATTCCGCCGCGATCATGGCGTCGATCCGATCAGCTATCACGGACGGCGGCGCGTCGTGCTCGGCTGATGTCAGCGTGTAGTGCGCGTCGTCAATGAAGTTGAAGCCGAAGAATTCGCGGAACGCGCCAAGCCCGTGCTCATCACCGTATACTGGCCACACGCCGCCGCCGTAATCGTTGTCGTACGGCCACGGCCATAGCACATAGCCAAGCAGATTGAATTGCGGCATAGATGCGGCGACGCAGGCAGTGCAGCGTCGAACGCTGCCGTCACCGCGCTGCTGTATCCAGCCGCGCAACGTAAAGTTATTCGGGTCAACCGTGCGCAGACGCGCGGACAATGCTTGCAGGCGTTCGATGTTCATGTCATTCGCTCCGGTATCTGTTAGGCGTTGCGCTTGGTTGCAATAGCGGTAATCAAATGGATCATGCTTCGACGGTGATCTTCCCGTGCCGGCATTGCGTGCATTGCTCCAGCGGCGCAAGCGATGAGTAGGACGTGACCGGCTTCCATCCAGACCCGCCACAAAACGGGCACGCGATGGGAACAATCTTCGGCATCCCTGCTGCATCCATACGTCTATCGCCCGCGTCTAGCTGTGCGTTGAGTGCGTCAAATATGAGGTTCATGCCTTCACCAATAAGCCTTTCTCGACGCGATAGAACGTGTCCGCTTCGATTCCCTCTCCCACATAGCCGACTACGATTCGCGGACGCTTGCCGTCATCGAAAGCGAGCGCGATACAGCCATTAGGACCGGCCTTTGCGCTTCCCTTAAAACCGGCGACCATCGCAATGGTTTTGTCCCCGCTGCTCGCGGCTGTCGAGGAGTGCCCGCTGCTCGCGGCTGTCGAGGAGTGCCCGCTGCTCGCGGCTGTCGAGGAGTGCCCGCTGCTCGCGGCTGTCGAGGAGTGCCCGCTGCTCGCGGCCGTCGAGGAGTGCCCGCTGCTCGCGGC